ATTCTAACTTCTTCATCCTGCTTTCTATATTCTTCTAAAACTCTATCATTTACTTTTTTATCTTTATTTTCAATTGATGAATTAATCATACTTTCAACAATTGTAAATTTAGAATTAACGATATCCTTTGGTTCAAAAGACTCTTTAGTAATTGCTGATTCAAATACTTTGTATATAGATGCTAATGATTTATAATTTGATATTGGGGATTTTACAAACTCATCAATATTATAAGTTTCTTTTATTTGTTTAATAAGGTTGTATTTTTCCTTTGTAAGTTTTTGCTCATCCAATCTTTTTCTGGCTTCGCACACAGTTTCAACAAATTTTTCTGCCTTTGATTCTGAATTGTATTTTTCATTAATCAAATATTGATATAACTTCAATTCTTTTGAAAGTTCTTTTTTAGAAGAAAAAAATTCTTTTAATATCTTCTCAGCTTTTGAACTGGTTTTGCCAGACATGATTTCAGATGTAATCTGTCTTACTAACAACTCAAAAATGAATCCTGTGTTTTTAAACTTTGAATGTTTAATATTTTTCATCAATTATATACTTTCTCTGATATAAATATACTTTTCTTTTAGATTATTACTCCTTATCCAAATTCTCTGTCAAAATGGTCTTTTTATTACCATCCATATCCTTAAATACTTCTAAATAAGAAGTTTTTCTAGGCTTGTATTTAACAGAACCCTCTTTTTGTTTAAGTGTTTTAATTCCCAACGGGTCTCTACCTTCAGGATGGTCATCTTTACCATATCTAACCGGGTCCTTAGGTCTACCAACACCATCTTCTGCTAATTCATTTTTTATTTTTTGAATCTCTTCTTCTACGTCGGTTGGTCCTTCTGTTCCGGTTTCTTTAGCTGGGTCAACACCTTGCGTTTCAATTGATGTTAATCTAAACATTTGTTTTGTATCTTCCAATACAGCAACTGTTTGTTCATCTTGCTCATCTTGTGCCATTCCCATAATAGATTGATACATCCATTCTTTAGAGAACATTTTGGTTTGTTGCATTTGGGTAATTAAAGCAACTTTGGATGTATATAATTCAACTTTTTCTTGTTCATAAATTTTAGATGGAGTAGTTAGTTCTAATGAAAAATCAGTCAAACTATCATCATCAATTCCTTGCGAATATAAATGAACAATTGCAATCTTTGTTAATTCTGAAATTATTACTCTTTGAATTCTTTCAATAGTTTTTGCAAATCTAACATCTTGTGCTGCTAAAGTTGCTTTACCATTAATATCTTCTTCATATCCTAAAAACGCTTTAGGAATCTTTAAAGATGACATTAACTTATTTTTAAGATAGTTAATATCATCAATCATATTATATTCTAATCCCTTCAATGTATCAATAGATGTACCATTATCACTACCACGAACTGGCATGTAGTAATCTTCAATAAGGTTTTGAATATTATATTTTAAGTTATACTCACCCGTTCTTTCATCAACAAACGGAACTTTTTTAGATGAGTTGATAATTTTTTGCATATAGTTATCAACTTCGTTTGGTGGAATATTACCAACATCTACTTTGAATATTCTCTTTTCAGGAGCTCTCATTACTCTATGGATTAACATAGCATCTTCCATTAAAGATAATTGTTTCCAAACTCTTCTACCACCTTCAATCATAGATTTTCCGTAAGGTAGGAAGTTTGCATCCGAATTTAAACGGAAGTGAGCAACTTCATAGTTTTCATATTCTTTTTTGTTTCCTGCGTTTGCCGGAGAATATCCACTATTTGGATTCATAAATGGTGAGTAAACAAATTTTACTCTTTGTGGATTATGTATATCGAAGCCTTCTACTCTACTTGTTTCATAAACAGACATTGGAATTACGTTTACAATACCCAATCCTTCTGCCATTTCTAATTGTAAAAATAAATCACCATATTTTACCAAGTTTCTTGTCCATGGCCATAATGTGAATTCAATATTCATTATATCGTAGAACAAATTTTCTAATATTTGTTTTACATTATCATCTGGGTGATGTATCTTTAATATGTTTCCTTGTTCGTTTTTTGCGGTACATTCATCAGCGTATATATCCAATGCCGATGATAATATCGGGTCCATGTCCATTGAATCGTAATCTCTAAACAAGTCAATTCTAACTTGCTGATAAGCCATTGCCGATTCTATTAAACCTCCACTAAATTGTGGGGTTCGCATACGCATGTATCTATCTACTAAGTTTGTTGTTAAACTTTGATGTTCGTCTGTATCTATTACCTTAACACCCTTTTCCGTTTTACGGACTATGGTATTTGTTGAAAATAGTTTTTGTAACCTACCAAAAAATGATTTATCTGATGCCATTCCTTTTTAAAATTATTTTGTTAAATATATGGAAAATATTTGGAATTTCCAAATATTACCACTTTCTGCAAGACCAATATCTTGCTTTCCATCTTGGACCAGGGTTATCACAATTATGTCTTGCTCTGAAAGATTTTCTTCTATCTGGATTATTTTTTTTAATCTTTACTCCCTTTTGTCCAAAATTTACTTTAACAACGTTACCACTATCATTTTTTACATATACCTTAAACTTCTTAACATCGCCAGCCATTGGTTTTCCCAATTGTACTTTTCTACCCTGATATTCAGCTTCATAAACACAATTACAATTTGCTTCAGCTAAATATTGTGTATATTCTCTCATAAACTGAACGAACTCTTTCATATCTTGTCCGTTTTCTACATCATATTCGGTTGGTTCGTTTTCTTCTGCTTCTTTAACAGGAACACAATTTGGTACTTCTCTACCATCTTTTTTCTTAGTTCCAACCATTTCATATCCTTTCCAACAAGGATTATCCATTTCTTTTAATGGTTCTAAGTTTACAAGTCCGCCTAATTTTATCATTTTAATTTATTTTAACAGTTTCAACATATAAATATATAAAATTTAACGAAGTAACCAAGTTAAGTTTTCTTTCTCTCCTCTACCTAACTCCATTTCATATGGATTCTTTTGTTGCCAGTTAGATGTATATACTCCGGTATTGTTTTGTATAGTTGTTGCATTCAACATATTTCTTGTCAAATCTATACCTTCCTGTCTTAATCTTAATGCAGTATTTCTAACCCATAATCCAATTCCCAATGCCATTACCAAATCATCATTATATCCCTTCATAGCTTCTGCTCTACCACCATTCCAAATAAATGTAAATAATTCATCAATTAATCTATTTGAGCGAATGAGAATATCTTTATCAGTCATATAGGTATCTAATGCTGAAATAATAAGAGGACGGGTTTTTGATGTAGTAGAAAAACCGGCAACCATACTTCTTTCTTGTCTATAATATTTGTTACTCATCTGTCTTTCCACATCAACATATTGTAAATCATTACTCATATAGAATAGATTCGGGTATCCTCTATCAATTACTTGCTGAATACAAGCCCAACCTACATTTGAGTTTTCTATTACCAATAATGCGTTATTATATTCAGTTGCTAATGCGGTTAAAAAATTTCCAAAATCTTTTGTATCTATTTTACCTCTGTATTCTCCAACCTGTGATGAATCTTCAATATCAATAATTTGAGCAGTAGAATAGTCACTACCATCACCTCTCGCCACGTCGGCAGATATCATATATTGTCTATTGTAATTTGGATGCTCCCATATCCAAAGGTTTCCATCGAATCCTCTTTTTTCTACGGGGTCCATAACGTATGTATCTTTATACCAAGTCAGTAATGCCGGGTCGATTACGGTATCACCTGAACCAATAAAGTCACAATCACATTCTTGTGCTGCTCCTTTAACTCCTAAGATACGAGTTTGCTCATCTCTCCACGCTTGGTTTCTTTCGGGGTGTACAGTCCAATGTAGATTGATACAATTGAATCCATTTGCTCCACTTTCACCTTCTACCCACATTTTATGGAACCAGTTACCCACACCATTTGGTGTTGATAATACAATAGCAGAACCACCCGTTGAAAGGGTTGATTGTGCTGATAACCAAATTTCATCGATATCTCTAATGAATGCCGCCTCATCCACAACTAATAGTGATAATGCTTCAGAACGACCGGCGTCAGGTGAAGATGCGATTGCTTTTACTTGAGAACCATTTTTTAATTTAAGTGATAATTTGTTATCTTCAACCGAACTATTACCACCATCTCTTAACCAAATAGGAAGTAAATCGTGCATAACTCTCACCTTCTCTACTAAGTTTTTTGCAACAGTTACTTTAGTTGCAATAACCAACGCATTGAAGTCTTGGTTGAATAACATCTTCCAAAGTATAAAGCCCGCCGATAGGGTTGATAAACCTAATTGGCGGGATTTAAGAATAATGTTAAATCTATTATCTTTAAAATCATCTAAACAATTTTCCTGAAACGGATATAGATGAAAGGGTATTTTGCCACGAGTGGGGTGTTGAATGACACAATACTTTTTCATAAAGTATATCGGGTCTAACGCACACTTCTTATACTCATCGGCGATGATTTCTTTTAGAGTCTTTTTAGGTTGCCCTTGAACACTCATTATTTTTTTACTTTAATTTTCCAATAAGTACCAAATCCAACATATGGAGAAAATCCACCGGTAGTACCATCTACAACTCTATTGTTTACACCTAAAGTAAATTGATATATTTTGTCTTTCTTAGTTTTTAACATCAAACCTGCTCCTACTGAAGAAACAACATCGGCTTTATTGAATCCACCATTTAAACCATAATATATTTGGTTTTTAGCTGGCTCTTTAACAATAAGTTCTTCTTTGATGATTCTTTCTTTTACTTTAGCATCCCAAGTTCTACCTAAGATTCTATTCTTTGTGATAGTATCCGTCAATGCAATAGTTCCTAATCCACCATCTAAAACCAATGTATCTTTGTAAACAATTTTTGCTAAATAATCTTTAAGGATTGCTGCACTATCTACATTTACCAATTCTTTTAATACTAATGTATCAACATCAATTACTTCATGTACGATATCTTTTCCTTTTTTGGTTACTGTTTTAATTTTCTCAACTTCAACAGTATCAATTGTGTGTTTAATAACTTCGTATTTTTTACCATCAATTCTGATAGTTCTTCCTCCTGGCATAACTCCACCTGGGTTAAACCATTGTAATAAAATCCAAATTACTAATGCTACGATAGCAATGTTTTTAAAACTCAAAAATTTTTTCATAGTTCTTTTAATTTTTTATAAGCTCTGAATGATTTAATTCTCGTAACTTATCTTCTAATGCTGCTTTCCTCTCCAATAGAGCTTCAATTGCTTCGGTAGCACCATCTATATCTTTTTGTAAATCTTCTTTTACTTTATCCATATCAACATCATAATTCCACTTTTCAATTCTTCCATCTTCGTTTACGAATTCTAATGTTTTAGAAAGACCAGTCAACGCATCTTCGAATCTCATTTTTAAATCTCTAACATACGCTATTTGGTTTCTCGTTATTTTATAATCTACATAAAAAGGATATGTACCATCTATTCTTAATTTGGTTTCCATTTTTGCTAAACAATTTGAACATAATCCGGTTTTGCGAATTAACTTCTTATCAGCTTTTCCATATTGTATAGTGTTACAATCTTCCGCAGAACAAGTATTTAATTTTTCTAAATATGCTCTAACATCATCTAATTGTGATACTGATATTTTATATCCTTCTTTTTGCTCCCAAGTCTTTCCTTCTTTATCAGTCCAAATTTCACCAACATTTTTTTTAGTTTCTACTTCACCTTCATAACCATGTACTCTTTGAGTACTATCTTCTCTCCCAAAGACCGTATCAATAATCTTTTTACGGGTCGGGTGAATGTAGTTATTTTTTTCTTCAAAGCTTTTTCTCTTTGCCATAATATTTTTTATTTATAACTTATTATATATACATATATATATAATTTATCTTCCAAACTTAAAAATTCCTAAAATTTGATTTAACGGAGCGAATGTGCCCGTTAATTTATAGGTATTTCCTTTATAGAAAAATACTAATCCTTCGTTTGGAACTAACTTTTCAAATCCACCAATTGCATTTAATCTAGCTAATTCCTTTTCTAATCTTTTTATTTGAGCTTCACTACCACCACTTCTAATATCAGATATAGATGATTCTAATGATGCTTTAATGGATTGTAATGCTGAATCAGGTTGTGCAGTTAATACTGAACTCATAAATGATAATACTTCTGCCCCAACTCCTAAAAAGATATCTTCAAACTTACGAAGATTTCCTTTCATAATTTTATCTTTTGCATCTTTATCTACACCATCAGCCCATTTTCTAGCATCTTCATCAGCGATTGATTTGATTGTAAATGATTTATTATCAAATGCCCATCTTCTTGCTAATCCTTCTTTTTCTAATTGTGCTAAATTCTTTTTTGATTTATTTACAAAATTCATCCACCAAGCATAGTGATATTCAGCTACACCATCTCTATCTGATAGATTGAATTCAGATTGTAGTTTTGATAACATCCCATTGAACTTACCTTTTTGAGAACTTAGCTTTTCATCTTTTGGTAATTTGGTAATTGGAGGCCCTTGTAATGTATATTTCGATTGAACATGCGCATTTATGTTTTTAATCATATTTGCCAACTTACTTTCAGCACCTTTTACTGCGCCAATTGCATTTCCTTTTTCATCATACTCAACTACATTGTGAAATACTAATAAAGATTGCCCGTAAGGAATTACATTTGCATTTTGTGGATAGATTACCTCTAAGTTACAAAATGCTGAACCATCTTTGAATATACTCTGTCTTTCTTTTTCACTCAATCCACTAATTGCCGCAGATAAATCTCTCATTGCGAAATTATATGCATCACTTAATGCACCTCTACCACCAAATTTAGATGCTAATGCATTCATATCTAATGCACTTGCTCCACCATTCGCTAAATGCCCTTTGTTACGAGCTGCAATCAATCTACCATTTTTCCAACTGATTGCTAATGCTTGTCCATCGGTTTTTTCTCTCACTACACCTAACTTACCATCTAAAGCGTTGTTGATAATTTTTTTCAAATCACCAAATGTAAGGTTCATTGAAATATCAAAAGGGTGATTCATATGCCCATATGCACCACCTTCATTAATCATTTGTTTTGATTCGTAAATGTGTCCGTTTCTTCTACCGAAATCTCTCAATAGGATTCCAGCTGCTGCGTTTGCTTCGTTTTCAACATCAGAACCAGTAGCACCATCTTCATAACCACCAACAGTTCCAATTTCTCTTTGCTTTAAATGAACCAATTCGTGTGCCAATGTTCTTAGGATATCTGGCATACTTCTATTTGTTACATAGACAAATATTTCATCGGTATTTGGGTCATACCCACCATATGATTTAAATGTTGTAGCAAATTGGTTATCTTTTACTAATCTTATTTGAAACGGAAATTTATTTAAAGATAATCTTTCTTTTGCAAATTTAATAAACTCACCTATAATCTGAGCTTTACTTTTTTTTTCTGCGTTTTCGCATAGGCCCAATTTATCAGACCAATCTGAAATTTCTTCATAGTCTGAATATCTTAAATCTCTTTCTACTTGCCTTCTATCAGCTTTTGGGTCTGCTGATACAACTGCTGCAATTTTTTTTCTACCAAATGAGGTAGCTCTATCCCACATTTTCATAATAGCCTTATAATGCCAATCACTAGAACCAACTTCGTTAAATGCTGATGGAACTTTTATTTTTACCCAACCACCATGTCTAAATAATCTTGCTGGTATTGGTAATGTAGAGCCAATTGGTAGTTTATTCTGATACTTTTTATCAATTCCTATTACCTTAGTAACAAATTCTCTCGTTTTATTATCAGCCCCAATTAATTCAACCTCAACTTCAACAGGCTGTCCACCTATTTTAATTTTACCTTTAAAAAATCCTTTGTTAATTTCATTTATAGTTCTGAATGTGGTTGCTTGTCTACCATTGATTGTTGGCATTCCGTGGTCATCAGTTCCAATATCTTTAACGGTAACTTTTTTGTTTTTAAACTTACCCATTAAAACTTCATCTCCTTTATCAACATCTACATTAACATCTTCTTTAACTAAATCACCAAAGTTTTTGCTTTGTTTATATGATTTTATGGAATCTAATAATTGTTCATCTGACATTTCAAATGTTTCCATTTTCTCTGCCATTTTATTTATTATATTCTGAATATATTTTTCAGAATTCATTTCCTCTTCTTCCGTAACTAATGAACGTATTTCCAATAATCCCATAGTAGCTCCAGCTAATCCTGCTCCACCAATAGCGGCTTGAGTTCCACCTAATCCCATAGATTCTAATGCAACGTGTTTAACGGCATCTTTACCTAAGTGTGCGGCGAACCCACCTACACCGTGAGTGAGTGCTCCAACTGCGCCATGTGCCGTAGCGGATGCGGCTCCTCCTAAACCGGCGCCACCTACCAATGCTTTAGCTCCGGCTGCCAATCCACCACCTACTACAACACTACCAACTAAGAGAGCTATATCTTTATAAAAATGCTTAATATGATGAACTTGCTCTTTTCTTTTTTCATCGGAGTATTCCCATTCACCGGTTTCTTTATTTTTAGTAGAACCAAGCTTCTGTCCACTAGCCAATGCTTTATGTCCTTCCCAAGCACCTTTTATCATTTCTCCCTTATGTTGTAAAACATGTCCAATTGCTTTAACAACTTTGGTATCAGCTACTTTCTTAATACCATCTTTAAGAGAGTTCATAAACTTAGAACCTTTCTTATGTTCTCCTTTATCTATAAAATCTTGTTCTTCTTTACTTAAATCTTTAATCTCATTATCTAACGCAGCTTTTACCTCTTCGGCTTTTCTTTCTTTTGCAACTCTATCTTCTGCATCAGATTTTAATTCTACACCACTTAATTTTTGTTCCGGCGGTGGTCCTTGCTTTTCTTCACCACCCTTTTCAGCTCCATCTTTTGGTTTAGCATCGGTTTTACCTTGTTGTGTATCTCCCTTCTTAACAGGTTGGCCTGGTTGATTTGGTTCTTCTTTTTTCTTTGGTTCGTTTGCTGGAGCATCATCTGGTCCTACAATTTTTGCCGCTTGAATATGTGCTTCGTGGTCTTTTGGTAATCTTAATGCGTTTCTTACGGTAATTTTTTTCTTTTTACCATCTGCGGCTGTATATTGAATTTCCTTATCCATATTTGGATTAGGTTCTTCTTCTAAAAAATACTCCTCAATAAAATTATCGGCTTCAAACACCAATTTTGCAATTTGTTCTGCAATTGGGTCATATACATAAGAATCATCGGTAGTTGCTACTGAACGAATATCATCGTTTTTCTTTTGTATTTTCTTAACATCCTCTTTAGATGGATAACCTTTTATAAATTCCTCTTTTACTAATTTTTTAGTTATCATTTTATAAATTTCTTTATCGAATTTTGGATATGCTTTTAAAAATAATTTTTCAGCATTATCCGAACTTAACCACTTTCTTACATCCGTTCCACTAATTGCTTCAGGTTCAGGTGGTATAATATAAGTATAACCAATCTCATCATAACCATATCCAGTCTTACCTTTATATGGTTTAAAATATTTACCTGCTAATCTTGTTGCATCTTTTTCACCAACTGCTGCTATATATGCGGTAGTTTTACCATCAAATTTAGAAAGAATTTCTTTTGGAGCGTATGGGTTTGATACTTGTACAATTTTGTTCGGTGGGATTCCAAACATTTTACCCATTATAACAACCTTCTCTTTAAAATTGAATGGCGATTTACCACCATCGGTTTTATCGGATGTACCAATATAAACATTATTAGCACCAAATTTTGACACTAATTTTTGATAGGCAGCGTAGTGTCCTTTGTGAAAAGGTTGAAAACGGCCTGAATATACAACTATGGCTTTTTTGACTACTGGTTTATCCACAATCCCTTTTTATTTGTATATAAATATCTTTTTATAAAAGATTAGAAACTTTTATAAACAAAAGGGTCTCTTTTTTTAAGTTCTTCTAATTTTTTCTTAAATCTTTTTTTACGTTTGTGTTCTTCCCAAAGTTTTACAAAGAAAGAAATTACTGGCCAATTTTTCATAATAAATTAATTTTTGTAGTACAATTCAGGGTATTCTACTAAACAATGAACTCCGCCTGTTTTATAGGCCCTTTCATATATTGGTTCTATATCATTCCAATTTGTTAGATTGTGAAATTCTATATTTTTACATAAAGATTTAAATTCATCAAAATAGTTTCCTTTGTGTTGGTGGCCCGGGTCTAATGGTTTATCAGAACCTTTACCCAATCTTATTAATATATTTGCTTTTTTTCCAGTCATTAATTCATATTTGTCTATATGATTAATTAACTGATTTGCTGCACAAATAATAAAATCCCAACGTGGGTAAAATGTAACAACAGTTTTTCCGGTCATAGCTATTCCTAAACTCATACCCATTTGAGTTTCTTCCATTACAGGCAATTCTACCATCTTTTCTTTTGGTACATTACCCAATGTAGTACTCATCGGATTTCCGGCATAAACTATTTGTTGTCCTATAAATATAACATCATCTTTTTCTCCTAAAATTTTCATAGCAGATGTTAATGCATCTTTATAAGGAGTATATTCTGGCTGACTCATTATGGTTTTGAATTTGGGTTAAATAAATGTTTGTTTGCTTTATACCAATTGAGCGCATCTTCTAATCCACCTCTCAAATCATATTTTGGTTTCCAACCTAATTTACGAAGTTTATCATTAGATAATAATCTAACGGGAATCATAGGTGCTTTATTGCTTACATACTCAATTGGATTATTATTATTTTCAACTTCTTTAATAGTACTTAAAACTTCATTAACACTATATCCCGTACCATAACATACATTGTAAATATCATATGTATCAACATTTTCAGCTACACATATAAATCCACTAACCATATCATCAACGTGTATAATATCTCTAATTTCACTACCATCACCCCAAACTGGGATTGGATTTAAACCATCTGCTACCTTACGAATGTTTGCAGGAGTAACATGGCATTTTTCATAATCGTATTTATCGTTTGGCCCAAATGCGTTTGAAGGTCTGATGATTACACACTGCATTGGATTATGAATGTGGTTTGATAAGAAATCACAAAGAGTTTCACCATATCGTTTCATATTGCCAACTGCTTTATAAACAGGGTATATATTTGGTGTTTGACAATTCTCTTCTTCATAACAATAATTGTTTCCTAAATCGGGATAAACTGTATTCGATGAGATGTACATAAATTTACGGACTTTATTTTTCCAAGCTTGCTCCATTAAATTTACATTCATTTCTACATTTTGCGTCACATGTAATAATGGATTAACTTTAGTATCCAATGCATTTGTTGTATTTGCCGCACAATGAAATATAACATCTATATTTGTTGTTACTACTTTACAAAATTCGGCATCTGTCAAATCGCCTTTATAGTGTTCACAATAAGCGGAATCATTTGGTATATCGTTTGTTAAATCTCTTTTATAAGTAACTGCTCTAACATTCGTATATCCTAGCTCTAAAAGCATTTTTAATAGTCGTGAACCTATGAATCCACTAGCTCCTGTAACTAATATTTTATCTGTTTTCTTCATAAAATTTATATGTTTTTTTAATTCCTTCTTTTATTCCCATTTTTGGTAAAATATTATAA